TAACTGTTTCTACCTGCTTCATGATGACTTCCAGCTTCATGGGGTTACCACGATCGCCTTCCAAGTTCACTGTTTGGTCAAACGGATCCATAGCATCAACGGAATCATACTCGTCGGTACTGTTAATCAATGAGTACTTGTCGTAAACATTCTGGGCAGAAGCTTCATCACCAGCAGTAACAAGGTTAGAACCACCGGCAGTGTCGAGGACACTGCGGCTGTATTCTTTCTTGATAGTACGGATGTTGCCGCGAGGACCGTCCAGCGGTTGCAGACCACACAATTCAACTGCGAACAATGAAGGCATTACCCGACGCATCAACGGCATAAACAAACGGTCATAACGTGTGATGTCAGAAGTGGTAGTGGAGCCGGTTGAGGTTGACTCGCCAAACAACTGGACCTGTTCAGCCATTGCACCCTGGGTGCCGTTAACTTTATGGCCTTGATCCATCATCTGTTCTAGGAAAACACGCTTACGGCCTTTTACGCCATCAAGCAAGTCTCCTTTCATTTCTTCAAAATTTTCATAATCAGACATTTTAGTAAACTCCTAGTTTCTTATTGTTATTTATCAAACTCGTTTTTAAAAACGAGTTATCAGTCTTCTAAACCCGCAGCCAGACGTGCCTGGAACCGACGATTGATCTCTTTTTTGTTCGTGTACTTGTTTTCAGAAATAATAACAGCGCCTTCTTCCAGCATTGTATTTTTGGATTTGGCTTTTTCAGCTTCTTCCAATGACTTATCATCAACATCATCACTGTTGGACATGGATTCCATAATTTTCTCAAACTTGGATTCCAGGTTGTCTGTGTCGGTGTCTTCCAACATTGTGGATACAACACCTTTCTTTGCTTCAGTTACACTTTCCAGGATTTCTTTCAATTTCAAATCCCGCTTGAGACTGTCGATAGTTTTTTCTTGTTCAGCCATTTGGTTTTTGATTCCCTGAACTGATTTCAGATCAGACTCATCAACCATACCCTGCTCCAGGATTTCTGCTTTAAATGATTCGAAGATCTTACGACCCATCTCATTCTTACGAGCTTCATCAATAGAATCACGAAGTTCATCCATCTCTGCTTTTACTTTTTCTTCGATTGCTGCATCCATTTTACTAGAAGCAGACTCATAGAATTTTTCTTTGAACGCTACCAGCTTCTCAGCATACGTCTCTTCCAAAGTACGAGAATTCACTATTTCTTCTTTCAGATCAACGATTTCGGCATCAACGGCTTCGCGGATAATGCTGACCATTTCTGTTGCAAATTGATCGCGAGCTTCGGAAAGCTTTTCTGCGAACTTCAGTTCTTCGGCTTCGCGCAAAGAGTCTAGCTCGGTGCTAACGGCAGCATCAAATGCTTCCTGTACCATTGCCTTGCTCTCTTCGTTGAGGACTGAGCTCTCAAATAGGTCTTTCAATTTTTTAGTGGACATGTTGTTAAACTCCTAATTTCATGGTTTTATTTAGTCTTGATCGACTCAATGAATCGCTTTAGTTCTTTCTGAAAGTACTTTTGGGCTTGGACATCATGTATAACAGCTTCCGCCAGATCACCAATCAGTTCACCCCGCTTATACAGTTGAATAGACTCCATCACCGTTTCGGGGTAAGCAGAGTGAGCAGATGGCCCCCATACAGCATCGACCGTGGCCATATGAAAGTTAGATATCCGACCAGAAGATTCATCCATCTTACCGGATCCCCTAGTAGATACGCCCAACCCCACATCACTCATCAGCAGTCCTTCCAAAATCTTACCGGAAGGTGTATGTACCAATACCTCAGATTTACCGAAAGCTTTATCTCCCTCCATCCACATCTCAACGATCTTGTGTGAAGCTCGTTCGATGTCTACTTCGAGTCGTGATGGCACGGGATGGCCATTTTCGCCCAATACATAATGTCCTTGAGCAGCCGCAGTATTGATACGGTCCACTTCTCGTAGCATCTCAGCTCGATCATAGATTCGACCATTTTTGTTTTTGTTCTCGGACTCAGCAAACACGCCTTTCAGATACAGCTTCTTCGGTTTGCCTCCGGCAGCTTCTTCGACCAGAGCACCGACCTCATAAGAGGTATCTTCATAAAAAATCATTTATCATTACCTCACAATTGCCGTAAACCGGCTTACATCTCCACCCAGGCGATTTGCATCATTGGATGTCTTAAACCCCAGATCTTTAACATCGGCGGTAATCCCGTTGGCATCTGGATTCTTACGTAGGAATGATCGCAGTTCACGCTCATCGCTATTATCGAGACCACTATAGTCGCCGTCAATGAGCGCACCTGCCCAGTGACTAGGCAGGTCGAAGGTAGTTGTTTTTACCCGAGCTTCGCTCATTTCACTGTCGCTTTTCCAGTTCTTATCGATGTAGTCGTAGAATTCCTTTTCCTTATCGCCGGATAGCTCGTCTGGTTCTTTGACTTTGAATTTCTTCAATGCTTTATTGAAGAACTTCTCATAAGCGGCGTCATCGCCGCTCTTGGCCTCACTCAGACTCTTTTTTTTTACGTCATCATCGTCTTCATCGTCTTCATCGTCTTCATCGTCTTCATCATCGTCTTTCTTGTCGTCTTTCTTGTCATCATCGTCATCATCGTCTTCGTCATCATCGTCTTTCTTGTCGAATGCGACTTCATCGATAGCATCACGGGTGACTGCTCGGATCTCATCAAGCATTTCTTCGCGACTTTTACCAAAAATATCTTCAAATTCCATGGGTATTCTCCTAGTTTCTATTGTTATTTATCAGATCAGCGATCAAAATCTAGCTTGATCCGGATCAACTTCTGGTAATCCGTAGTCCTTACCAAGTCTGCCATCACCGTACACGACATTATCTACAGCAAACTGTGGTATTATTTTGATCTGCTCGTCATCCAGACCTTTCTCTCTCAATGTCATGATCTCATTTTCAATCAATGCATCTTCGTCCATGTTAAGGAATCGCTTCATCGCATACTTCTTTGACATACCTGGAGCTTGTGTCGTAGAGTTGAACACGTTCAGCAAGCTTTGGTTCAGTTCGATTTCCCGATATAAGGTGAATGAGTGAGCTTCTTTTAGAAAGAAATCCACTTTCTCGACTGGAATAGCAACGCCCCTGGCTTCGGCAAAATCTAAGAAGTGCTGATATAACGGTTTAGCAATACGTTGTTGGATCCGTTTTATGTATCCCATGTAGCGCATTTCTACCTGGTAGACTTGGCCAACCCGCATATCACTATAAGAGTCCCGATCATTCTGATCGTTGTGAGTCTCTACCATAGAGGGAGGAACACGCAGACCTTTTGCCAGTTTACGAGCCATGTAGGTCACATCGCCCAGCTCACCAATACCCTGGCCACCTTGGAGAGTCTCGATTCGCGAGCTTCGACCGGTGGATGTTACTGGTAAAAAGAAATCTTCGGTTGTTGATTGTGGATCAAACTCAGTACTGACTTCGCCGTTTTTTACGACTTGTTTTTGTCTGAGTTTCATCATGTAACGTTTCATGATCTGTTCTTGCTTGTGGGCTGGTTGCCTACCAACGTCGATATAAAAGACCCGACGTTCCGGAGCACGAACCACTCGATAGATAACCACGGCATCTTCAAGCAACTGCATCTTTGCCCATACCGGGTAGATACGTTCCAGGATGCTTTCGCCGAAAGGTCCAACTCCGATCTTTAGAACCAACAATTCGTTGACGGATACTGGACGGATACTTTGTCCTTCCTTTCCGCCGCCACGAGTGGCTTTGTTAGTGTGGGCCACTTTGTAGTTCTCTGATATATCAGCGTAGGGTGCGTCAAAATCGATCAGGTAGTGGGTTACTTCGGTTTCATCTTCCCCACTGAGGACGTATCCGACCGCTTGTTCCTGTCGTAGCTTCTTGATGGATCCATCTTTCTTCTTCATGAAGATAAGGAATCCATACTTCACCACTTCGCGGATATGGTAATAGAGCTCGGTATCAAGTCCGGTCCGTAATTCCCATTTGTCCTTGATGTAACCCATGGCTTTAACCATACCTTTCAGCAAGAAGGTTCCCTCTTTAGCGGTTGCTTCAAAAGCAGAATCATTGGTTACATTGGAAAAGGACGAATCTTCTGCGATCGTATCCAGGGCACGGGCGATCTCGACCGAAGCCATGTCCATTTTATCATAACGGAACATTTTGGTACGGCGATCACCTTCTGTTGATATGTATTTGTTATACCACTGCGAACTCGCCATTTGACTGTTGTCGTCATGTTTTGCCGAGAAGTCATAGCCCTGACCCAGCTTAATCGGATTCCAGTGGTATTCGTTCAAAAGTTTGTCGGACATCGATAGCCTCTTTAGGATAAATAGAACGTAACTATTTAGGAGTATCGAATGCCCATACTTTCCAGCAATGTATCGAAAGACGCAGCAGAGCTTTATACTGGGTATGATAAACAGGATGTTGGTCTCGGTTTGCTTAATCCGTCGATCTATAAAACACCGGGATATGACAAGAAAAAGATTCAGAAGTTGATGATCGGAGCGTTATCGACCATTACATACGCTGGGCGGGAACACGATCCTATGCCACTGGCTCTACCATTTTTCTATGAGAGCGCATATGCGACCGTGCTTAGTTATAATCTGCATTACCTTCCAGTCCAATATCGCCAAGCTATGCTCAAGTTCATCCTGGACGGTAATGCACAACGGATCAAATCAAACTTACCGATGATGATCGATTACACTGCACTAAAACGAGCTATCCCCATCTCACAGTACATCGTTCGGCGATACAAGGTAGTGGGTGTTAACGTTATAGAGACCCATCCCCTGATCGAGTACCCTGATGTAATTAAGGATGTCGGGAGATGGTCTAATCACTATAAGGAATTCCAGAAGAACCGGAACGCATGAGGTTTAATCGGTTCCGGATCCGAAGACAAATCGGTCGATTTCTTCCTCGCTGTAATAGCCGGTTATTTCCTGGGACGCTTCGATCATCGGAAAATACTGATTAAACTGGTAGGAAAGCTCGTTCATTGTGGTCTCGTCGTCCTTACCATTGTAGTCGTAACATAACACGAATGTTTTGTCTGCTTCCTCTTCGTCCACTTCGAACCATTTGGTAATTTCATCGAATATCTTATTGACCATGTTGGATTCGTATCCAACCAATAAAGACTTTCGGCCTTCTTCTTCTTCCAGGGTGTACATCATGAAGTTGCTTATGACAATGGGTCCAGGTAGTACCGGTTTTAGCTCTTGAGCAAACTCGGACGTAGCAATAACCAAAGCCATGTATTGTTTCTCGATAATCGTCTCTATCTCAAAATCCTGACAGAAGTTCGCCATCGTCTCTTTGTAAGCCGAATCGATCTCTGCTCCAAAAATAATTCCCAGGGGTAATTGATCTTGTGCCATTTTACTGTAACTCCGAAGTTGTGATTGATCTGGTGACTTCTTATTTATCTTCGTTTCGCCAATAGCATACAACGTACAATCGAATTTGCCATCACCGGTCTTCCCTGTCTTTACGATTATTCCCCTGTTCTTAAGTTCCTTCAAGGCCAGTAGAACCGAAGTACCTGATATCCCCGACCATGCAGCCGAGAATCTTTTAGAGAATGGGGCTGACCCACTATAGCCGCACCATAACCGCCGAATGTCATTCAGATAGTAGAACGACTTCATCGTTTTTGCATACAATGGACTGAGCCCATCCAGCCCATCCGGAGTATCTGTCTGATCGATCATGATAACACCACTCTCATGCATCAACCTAAGCCCCCACGCAGTGAACTCCGGTTGTCCTACGGTCTTTACGTGATATGAGCTACCCTGAGCATCACTGTATCTTTGATGGATCAGTAAGCGAACCAGATTGTAATCGAGATGTTGTGCGGCGTCATCAAAGAAGTTTGAGAAGTCCCTGATGATGATATGGTTGCCAGATTCGGCCCACCGAGCTCCCATTGAGGGTTTTTTGTCTTCGTGGTCTCTTAACAATGATTTGAAAGTTACCGATTTCTCTATGGTAGGTAGCGGGATCCCCAGGTAAGTGGCCATCCTTCTTTGGTTGTCCGGGTGGTAGAAGAGGTGATTAAAATCCCCCTTCTCTAATCCGCCGGGTGGAATATAGTAAGCACCATCCACCATCTCCCAGTTCTTTTTTTCAGTCTCAACTGGAGTCTCATTGCAACGATACATCGTTTTGTCGCGTTCTGTTTTCTGACGCAGATACTCCTTGTTATCCGCATCCGATATATCACCCGCGCCGGGATTTTTCTCTGCACTATCAAAGGAAGTCTTTAGTCGAGATGATTGTTCTGAATCGAGCATAGATTTAACCACTCGACAATCACAGCTCAGCGATTCGAATACCTTTGAGAAGTCACCCACATTGGATTCACAGAGATTCGATATCAATGACGGCACACTGGGTAGCCCACCAATCGAGCCAATAAAAGCATCGATATCGTCGATCGTGTAATTTTTTCCATCCGGGAGAATCGTATAACCCCCGGTACCCAGTACATCAACACCGCCAAGAATCTTTATTCGACGACTGATATCACTGGATTTGAAATACAGATGAGCACCACCTGACCCGGTAGTGACCTCGAATGGGCTGTTCACCCCGAACTGAGTGGTCATTACATGAAACCACCCGATAGCGCGGGGATCTTTAACAAAATCAAAATCGATGACCGTAAACTGACCACTACACCCGGCACCAATAAGAGCGGTAGGATTCTTATCCCACCATTTGGCGATTTTCTTTTTATCAGTGGATGCTGCCAGGTGTCCCGTTTGAGTCAGCGGGGCTTTCGTGTCCAATCGACAAGGGAATACCGATACTCCCGCAGAAGCATAGGCTATGGCTAGTTCTTTTTGTGTCATCGTTACCCTCGTCTAATCGTCCATCATAGTACACTATCCATCTTGCAAAGCCAATAGGCATCGCAAAAATCATTAAGACTTGCCTTCTTATAGGTTCGCAGAAACACCAATTTAAGATACTCTGGGGTGGCATCCATAACCGATGCCTTGTCTGCGTTCCCCTTGCCGGTTGCGAACTTTTTCAGAGAGGTAGGTGCTATAACCCCAGGGTTCGTGTCTAAACGGTTGATGATGGCGTCGATCATCATGTACTGAAGCCCCGCCAAGTCCCTGGTAACGTTCCCTCTGGCCCCAAAGCCGATCCCTTCGATGTTTACTCGTTGGATAGTCGCATCGTATTCTTTAGATATCTGATTTATAAAAGATATCAATTGATCCGATATATATCGAGCCCGGTAGATCTTATCCAAGCGGTCGTCCTTTACCTTTTTTGTACTGATAATGCAGGAATCTAGGTACCGGTCATCTTTAGCATCCACGATAACCACTGCCGTGGATGTGAATGATTGGTCTATTCCTATCGAAATATGCATAATACCCCCTTTGTAGGGGGGTATTTATCGTCACTTGATGAGCGAGAATCCGTTCTTCTTAGTAATCACCATCACCCGGTCCACCAACGTATCCAAATCAGCCCGATGGGAAATCAATGAGACGTGATCAGCATACCCCTGGAACAACTTAAAGGCATTCCGGACACCGGACGAGTCCATAGCACTGTCCAGGAGCTCGTCTACGAACAGTATGTTGCTGGTTGACCCAACCATAGCCAACATCGCCCTGAACGCGAGAGAGACGGCTATATCCAGTCTGAGACGTTCTCCGGCACTAAGATTGTAGTAAGACACCTGTTTACGCATATACTCCACATCAACGGTTAGGTCAGACTTGAACTCAATATAGTGAGGTAGCCCCAACTCGGTGGTGTATTCGTTCACTTTTTTATTCAAAAACCCGATGTACTGGTTGATGATGTCTTTCCGGATGAACGACTTGGAATTTGTCAGCAGCTTGATTAAATAGTTGACATGCTTCACCTTATCGTCAAATTCGTCGACGGTCTGTTTCAGTGAAACAACATCAATGATACTTTTCTTCAGTTCTTCTGCCTGATTGACGTGCGTGTTCGTAGCAAACTTCTCTACGGTAAGGTCTTCTTCTTTCTGAGCGATCTCCATGATGACATCTTCGACTTCACGGACACTGGCGAATGGAAGTTCCTTGAGATCCTTATCATACTGGATCTGTTTATCTTCCATGTCACTGATCGTGTTTTCGATGAGCTCGTGAGCGTCCGACAGTTCATCCAAATGGAATTCCATTTGATCCACATCCATCGAGTCGTCAATCACTAACCCATCCAGATTTTTCTGGGTCTCATCCAACTCCAATTTCGACGACTTGATCTGACGTTCCAGCATTGGTAAATTTGCCTGGAGTTGGTTCATCTCCGACACATCAAACTCTTTCACTTCTGTCGAGGTACTGGATACGATTTTATTATATTCATCAAGCTCGACTTCCAGAGAATCGACCGCAGTACGGAGTTGAGTAAACTCTTCTTCCATATCCACCTGTTCCGATCTAAGAGATACGATCCTGGCTGCCGCTTCCTGGTCACTGTATTGCTGTTTGCAGAATGGACATTTCTCATCAAGTAGATGATCGAGGGCATCTTCGTTAGAATCGTATTTCTTCTCAATTTGACTGGTTTTGGTAGTGAGCTTATCCAATTCCTTTTTCGCATTAGGAACTTTTACACGAATCAGATCATCAAAGTCGTCGTACTTGGCTTTTATCGGCTTCAGTGTATCCAGACGCTTCGTATCAGCATCGAGATCTATAGCCTGTTTATCGATCTTGTTGGTGATGTCGTTGATCCTGGATTTGAAATGTTCCTTATCCTTCTCGGCAGACACCCGAGAATTTTTGACGGAATTGATCTGCTTGGAAATATCAGTAGCTTCCCGTTCAAGCTCGCGTCGCTCATTCCGATTGACTGTAAGTTGTTCTCTGACCTCGGATACCGAATTTTCCAGAACGACGATGCGATCTCGTATACCTGACAGGTCGCGGGCCCTGTTGGCGTCAATGTATTGTTGCAGTTGGCTTATCTTCTGTCCCCTACGCGTTTCAAAATCTTCAGCGTATTCGTATGACTTCTCGATCTGCCGACGGGTTTGATCATTCTGATCACTGGCCATCTCCAGTTGCCTGGCCGTTACTTTGGATTCGGTTTCGTATTCATTGCGGAACATCTTCAGGGTCTCCGCACGCTTCGTCAATAGGGTGAGACCCAAATTATCTTCCATGAACTGTTTCTGTTCTGTGGGCTTACGGGCCATGAACGGGGTCGTTGACGTGTTCATTAGGAACGAAATCAGGAATGTATCGTAGTTGATCCCGAGGACTTCCTGGATAGCTAAATCCGTATTCTTCATGCTGTCCGCCGTCAGACTCTCGGATCCTTTATAGAATTCTAATACGTTCGGCTTACGTCCTCGTATGATCTTGTAATCCACGCCATGCGACTCGAAGTTCAGCTCAACGAGCATCTTCTTCTCATTGACGAGATTGATCATCTCGTCCGCTTTCAGCTTGTTGATGCCTTCGCCATACAGTGCATAGACAACCGCAATCATTGAGACCGTCTTACCGACCCCATTCTTACTCTCACCGATCTCGCCAATATCTTCATTATTCCCGACGATGAGTACAGTTTCGGGCTTTGTGAAATCGAACTCAGTCACCTTGTTGCCGTAGGACATGAAGTTCTGAATTTTTACGTCATTGAGTTTAAATCTCATGAGGATTCTCCGTGAAAGTCTACTGCTTGTTGGTACAGATCCTTAAGAAGATCCGGCTTAATATCTTTGGAATTATACTCCACTGTATCAAAAGTAGACATGACTCGCTGATCGATATTTTCGACCTCATCAATTTCCACGGATCCTTCCATCACCTCTTTGGCCTTATTACCCTCGTACTTGATCCTTGCCAAACGAACTCCCTGTGCTGATAGTTCGTTCTGAACTTCTTCTATCACAGAATCATCAATATCATCTGGCATCTCAACTCGAACCTTAGTGTGTTCATCGAACGTGGACTTTTGTTCTTCATACTGTGCATAGGTCACTGAACAAATCTTGACCTTGCCCCAATCATGGAAGTCCACTTTATTTGTATCCAGGTCCAGCACACAGAACCCGCGCTCGGTATCATTGGCATCACCGAAGTCAAACGGAAAAGGAGATCCGGGATAAATCACATTATCGATTATCTGACGTTTATGGTAGTGGCCCGTGATAACCCGCTTAAGGCCCTTGAGTGCCTTGTGGGTGTATCCGTGCTCCATGATGTACGCGTCGTTCATACGAAAGCCCGAGAACTCCATGTGAGCGAACATGTACTCGGCACCAGCAGACTGTTCGACCGTCCTGCCCCAATGCTCCGAATCAGTGATCCATGGAGTGATGAGACATTTATGGCCATCCAAGGTTACTTCCGTATTCTTGGTAATCAAATTGCAGTAAGGATCCAACACGTTGGCACTGGCCACATCCAGGCGATCTCGATAGAATAGATCATGGTTTCCCAACAGATTATAGAACTCAACTCCTTTGAACTCTTTCTGGATGTACTTACAGGCGCGTATGCCGTAGTTGAGTGTCCGGACGTCAATCTTGTCCCGGACATCAAAGAAATCCCCACCGATGATGAAATAATCAATCTCCATCTCATTACATCGCGTTACCATCCATTCGAAGAACTCCAGCAGATACTGGTTATGAGACTCGCTGTTATTCTCGAATCCGAAATGGATGTCACCACAAAATGCGACTTTAGCCATTGACCTCTACCCCCTTAGTTTTAGCTGCCGCAACAGTATCGCTCTTTTTTCGTTGACTTTCAAGTACATCTTGGTACCCGTGGTCCGGTTCCAGCCCATATTCGATCTTCATGGCGTTCTTCGTGTTGCTCTGGGCGTACTCTTTCTTGACAAACGCCACGAAGGCATTCCAGACAATACTGGAGAAGTAGGCAAAGGGATTGGGGTATTGGGAGAAGGTCGGATTGAAGTTCTGCCAGGCGTTAACACAGGCCAGGGCACCAGCGGACACCAGATCCTCTTTGAATGGGTACCTGACAAACCGTCTATGGTTGGTTAGCTTGGTAGCCAATAACAGGAACATCCGCCCAAGTTCATCAGTAACTCTGCCCAATTCTATGGATCGTGTCCATGCTGCCAAAATGTTCTTATTGTTCAGATAGTGTTCTTTCTTCGTTTCTATCATCTCCATACTCCGTTTAAGTGGTTCCCAGTATACCGATTGTATGGAATTTGTCAAGGAGTCCGTCACATTGACCAAAGAAATATTGTGTTAGGGAAGTGGGGGGGTTCGCTGCGCTGGCGAGCTGAAGTTTAGCTAAACGTTTAATGCCGATGAATGCTGCGTTTCAGCGATGTTTTGCTAGACTAAATAGGAATACAATCATGAAATAGTCCTATAGG